GATTCCTCGTATCGGGCGTTGGCTTCGACGCGAGATGCGACGCGTTGTCGAATTTTCAATTCCACGCCTGCGGGCAGCAGTAACGCGTTTTACGACATCGCTCACCAAGACACGTTCGAGCAACTGAACCTGCACTGGTCGCTGCACCCCGAGAAGGCGGAGGGGTTGTACGAGCAGAACGGTCGGATGCGTAGCCCTTGGTACGACAACGAGTGCAAGCGGTGTGCGCACGCCCAAGAGATTGCTCAGGAACTGGACATCGACTTCGCCGGGTCCGATTACCAGTTCTTCGACCAGAAAATGCTCACTCGACACATCACCGAGTTTTCAAGGCCGCCGCTGAAGACCGGAGACGTAAGGATCCATGATGAATCGCTACAGGTCATGGCCTTTGACTCAGTGCCTAATGGGCGCTTGCGATTGTGGTTCGACCCCGGGGCGTCGTCGAAGGTGCCTACGGATGGTCCTTTTGCGATGGGCGTGGATATCGCTACTGGCACTGGTAGTAGCAATTCGGTTATCTCAATAGGCAACTGCAAGACCGGAGAGAAGGTTGCCGAGTTCGTGAGCAGCAAGACCAGACCGGAGGAACTTGGCAAGATCGCCGTGTCCCTAGCCCGGTGGTTTGCCGACTCGACTGGCCGTGGTGCATATATGGTGTGGGAGGCACCCGGACCGGGCAGAAACTTTGGCGATGTTGTTATTGAATCGGGATATAGAAACTTCTATTACAAAGAAGACGATGCTAAACTGAAGCGCGGGAGTGGAAGCAGAATTCCGGGTTGGTGGCCGACCAAGGACAATAAGCGGGCGTTGTATGCCGATTATCGGGATGCAATGCTCAATGGCCGGTTTCTCAACCGCAGCAAAGAAGCGTTGTCCGAATGTCGCGAAATCGTCTACACCTCAAACGGATGGATTCAGCACTCTAAGACGAACTCTTCGATGGACCCAAGCGGTGCCCGTGAGAACCACGGCGACCGCCCCACCGCCGATGCTTTGCTCAACCTTGCTATGAAGCAAAAGGTTGTGAAGCAGGGCGGAAAAGAAACGGTCATTACCGAAGGTTCACTCGCTTGGCGCAGGCGTGAGTTTGAATCACGACGTAATCGAGTGGAATACTGGTAATGGCTAAGAGCAGCAAATTCAACGACAAGATGAGCCGCCTCTCTGAGGCGATTATGTACAGCCGTCGCAAGATGCAGCCGTTCCGAGAGAACCGCTTGCGTGCGATTCGGCAGTATGTCGGCACCAATTACAGCGATTACGGTGCTGAAGACAAGGTTCCGGTCAACCTTTTGGAGATGGCGATCAACATTTATCGCCGTCAGGTGGCTGCAAACCGCCCGCAGGTGATTGTCCGAACCAAGAACAGCGATCTCAAGGCGGAAGCAGCCGACTTTGAGACGATGATCAACCACACTCTTGATGAAATTGAGTTCGAACCGACGCTCCAGCGTTGGGTTTTGGACGCAATGTTCGGTCTTGGGGTTGTCAAGGTGGGTCTTAGCCCCGGTCGTGCGGGCGAAATTGACGGTTTTATGCACGATGTTGGTCAGGTTTTTGCCGACAACGTGGATTTCGAAGACTTTTGCTTCGATATGACCGCAAAGCGGTGGGATCAGGTCCAGTTTTGCGGCAATCGGTACACGTTGCCGTACGAAATGGTCATGGACATGAAGTTGTTTGGCAACAAACCGCTTCAGCCCAACCCATATCACCGCGTTACGAACGAACAGGGCGACGAACGCGTTACTTCGTTGCAAACTGGCGGCGAAACGCTTGGCACCGAGCAGTACATGCCCGTTGTCGAGTTGTGGGATGTGTGGTTGCCGTACGAAAACGTGGTCGTAACCGTTCAGGCTGACGACCACGCGGGCGGTTTCTACAACAACGAGCCGTTGCAGATTGTGGATTGGGCTGGGCCGGAGGTTGGTCCCTACCACCTGCTGTCTTACATTGACGTTCCGGGCAACATCATGCCGCTTTCCCCGGCTGGCTTGCTCGTAGACATGCACGAACTGGTCAACCGGATCTTTCGCAAGTTGGGCCGTCAGGCCGAGCGACAGAAGACGCTGACCGTCGTAGCGGGCGGTGCGGAAGAGGATGGTCGCCGCATCGTCAACGCTTCTGATGGCGACACCATCCTCTCCGACCGCCCCGAAGCAACGCGAGAAATGAAGTTTGGCGGCGTAGACAGCCCGTCACTTGCCTTCATGATTCAATTGAAGGACATGTTCTCGTATCTTGGCGGCAACCTTGATTCTCTTGGCGGCCTTGCTCCGAGCGCGAAGAGCGGCAAGCACGACTCGCTGCTTCGTCAGTCGGCGTCTGTTCGGATTGACGACATGCAGGCTCGCACCACCAACGCTGTTCGCAAGGTGGTCGAGTCAATTGCCGACTACATCTACTACGACCCCGCTCCGTCAACTAAGGTTTACCGAGACATCCCCAACACCGACATGTCGGTAAAGGTGGATTTCGATCCCGAGATTCGGGAAGGCGATTTCCTCGACTTTGCAATTGACATTGCTCCGTACTCGCTTCAGTCGCGAAGCCCAAGCGAACGGCTTGCTGCGATTAACGAGATTATGCAGGGTGTGGTCATGCCTATGGCTGGTCAGTTGCAGCAGCGTGGCATCGTTCCCGACATGGATCGTTACATGGAGATCATTTCCAAGTACTCGCACATGTCGGAGATCGCCGAGATCCTCAAGATCGCCGACTTCGCCGAGATGGAAACGATGAAGGAGATGGCGGAGATGGGCGGCGGGCAACAGCAAGGTGCGAACAAGGCACCTGTGACCGAACGCCGCTATGTCCGAGAAAATGTCGCCATGGGTGGCACCCGTGCTGGGCGAGACAACGCAATGGCTCAGGCACTGATGGGTGGAGGCGGAGACAACGCCGTTACCCAAGCCGCAATGGAAGGCATGTAATGGCGAAGAAAAAGGGCAGCATGAAAGGCATGAGCATCAAGTCTGGCGACAAGCGCCCGACTAAGCAGGGTGCTGGCATGACTGCAAAGGGTGTTGCAAAGTACCGACGCCAGAATCCCGGCAGCAAGTTGCAAACTGCCGTCACAGAAAAAAGTCCGTCTGGCAAAAGGGCTAAGCGACGCAAGTCGTTTTGTGCTCGCTCCGCTGGACAAATGAAAAAGTTTCCAAAGGCAGCGAAGGATCCAAACAGCCGCCTTCGTCAAGCAAGAAAGCGTTGGAGGTGCTGAATGGCAACTTTTGAACTCGCTGACAACCGATTAATTATTCAGCAAGGTGCGACATACACCCTTGCTATTAACGTCACGGATTCAAATGGAGACACAAGAGACTTCAGCACCTACACCGCAAGAATGCAGGGAAGAAAGAAGTATTCGTCTACAACTACAGAATTTAGTTTGACGAGCGGAAGTGGTATTACTCTTGGATCTGTTACGCCGAACATTACGATTGAAATTGACGCAGTAACAACTGCTGCAATTTCAGCACCATCAGAAGGCGTGTACGACCTAGAAATCGTTAACGGCCCAATCGTTGAGCGTGTTTTGGAAGGCAAATTCACGGTCGCGCCGGAGGTGACTCGCTGATGGCCTCTATCCAAGTCACAAATCTTGAGTCAACGGTTCGAGTAAACGAAACAACCAATGTCGTAACTGTTTCGACGATTGGTTTGACTGGACCGCAGGGTCCGCAAGGCATTCAAGGTCTTACTGGGCCAACGGGTGCAACTGGGGCAACTGGACCACAGGGGCCGCAAGGCGTTCAGGGAGATACTGGCGCAACTGGTGCAACTGGTCCGCAGGGAGACACCGGCCCGCAGGGTCCACAGGGCATTCAAGGCATTCAAGGCATTCAAGGCGATACTGGTCCGCAGGGGCCGCAGGGCATCCAAGGGGATACTGGACCACAAGGCCCGCAAGGTGTGCAGGGGGATACTGGACCACAAGGTCCACAAGGAATTCAAGGCGACACTGGACCGGGAGTTGTTGCTGGCGGAACGACTGGCCAACTTTTTGAAAAGGCTTCGGCGACCGATTACGACACCCAATGGGTAAGCAAATCGGC